TCTTGAAAATCCATTAGGTATTTCAAATATAGCCCCACCTCTACATCCGGGCTTGAATAATAAGAAAGCCGATAAAATTCCTGGAGTATACCATGGGTCTTGTGCATTAAAACGGGTATTGTCTATTATTGATACTACAGATGTATAAGTACCATATCCTCCGGTTGCACCTGGAGTATCTGAATAATTTACATTAAGAATTATATCTCCAACCTCTATACCCAAAGGAGTAATACCTGCTCCTGCAGTTGCACCTGTCTCAAATCCTGTAGGCAATGTAATAACAGACCCTACTAATGCTGATGGTGTTATAGGTGTGGGATAAATTTTATTAGAAGGATGGGGTATATCATTTGTAGCTGAATATGCTGTATTATTTATCGGTGGTGCTATTGGTAATACATTAGTGTTTAAATAATTTCTATTAATCATAATTCTTTTTATTTACTGTATGGAAAAATTCTGTTTAGTGTATCACGCCTCTGACCACAGCCACATGGTTTGCCTGTAGCTTTAGAAACAGCATCTACCGCAGCTTTAATTCCTGTTGCTCTAGTTATTTTTTCTATTGAATCTCCTAATCCTCTTGATGGTTTATTCATGTTACTTACATTTACAAATATCTTCTTTGCACTTTGTTTTAAACAAACATACAATCCAACATTTAATTTTTTTAATTAAACTCATTTTCTTTTATTTTTACAGCCAAAATTATTGGCATAGTTGGCCATTTTGACCACAGCAGGTGAAAACTTGTCTGTATTTTTCATAACTGCTGCTGCCGCCTGACAAGTTGACTTCTTGGGCATATTCTTTTTTACCCAATTAGTAAACTTACCCTGGTTCTTTTCCTTTATTTGAGGAAATTTTTTTTTAGCCATTACTTAGAAATAAGTTTACTCAAGTGTGATTTAACACTACTTGGATAATGCTTTTCATATTTCATTCCATGATCACCACCATAAGCGTGTCCATAGATTTTTTTTGACATAGCCTTACTTTCGTCTCTTCTGTCTTTCATAGATTGCTTGTGTTTTCCTTTATGCTTATTGCCTAAAG